GCCATTTTTAAAAACCAAGTTTGGTTTACGCAAAACGCAAGTTTAAAGGCATACTATTTGCCAACTTTGAGCATTGCAGGCGCAGCTAACGCAATTGATATGAGTTCGGTTGCCCAACTTGGTGGATTCTTGGTTGCCGTGGGAACATGGACGATTGATGCAGGCTACGGAGTAGACGATAACCTAGTGTTTATAACGTCCAATGGCGAGATTATTGTGTGGGCGGGTACTGACCCCTCAGATTCTACGAAATGGGCGCTAATCGGCGTTTGGAGGGTTGGCAAGCCCGTTGGCAAGCGATGCCTACTAAAGTACGGCGGCGATATGTTGATGCTGACCTATAACGGTCTGTATCCACTTGCCGCAAGCCTGCAATCATCTAGACTTGATCCCCGTGTTGCGCTGTCGGACAAGATTCAAGGCGCATTTACTGCTGCAACACAATCGTATGGCGGTAATTTTGGGTGGGACATTATTTTTGACCCACAACACAACGCTTTGACGGTCAATGTGCCGGTTGCTGAAGGTCAACAACAGCAATATGTGATGAATAACATCACTAAAGCCTGGTGCAACTTCACAGGCCAGTACGCTAATTGTTGGGCAATTTTTGACAATGAGCCGTATTGGGGTGGAAATGGCTTTGTTGCCCATGCGTGGGATGACAATTACGCTGATGATGTAAGCGACATAAACGGCTATGCGTTGCAGGCGTTTAATTATTTTGATGCCCGTGGGTACAAAAAGTATTTCACAAGAGCTAGACCGTCGATCTTTACAAACGGCACACCGTCAATATTCATTGGTTTAAACATGGATTTTGATCTAGCAGACACAACAGCGGCTTTAAGTTTTAGCCCACAAGTATCTGCTAAATGGGACGTTGCTTTGTGGGATGTGGACTATTGGGCTACAGATACGGTAATTACAAACAACTGGCAAGGCGTGACTGGAATCGGCTATTGCGCTGCAACACAGTTTAAATCTGCCTCTCAAGGAACGACAATTCTATGGGCATCGACGGACATTGTTTATCAGCAAGGTTGGGGTGGCATATAACCCAAGGCGCTGAAATAGGTCATTGGGTAGCAGAGCGAGTGCAGGGTAAGTATTTTGCAGACGGGTCGCAAGCAATTGGGTTAGAGCGTGACGGTCAGATCATTGCAGGCGTGATTTACGAGAATTGGAATAAAGCCTCAATTGTGTGTCATATCGCAATTGAAGGACGCATTACAAAAGGGTATTTGAGAGCGATATTTAGCTACCCTTTTGAGTTTTGTAAGGTAAAAAAGATTATTGTGCCGGTGAGCAGCACCCATGCAAAGAGCTTAAAATTAGTTACCAAGATGGGTTTTAGTGAAGAAGCAAGGGTTAAGGATGCAGTACCGGATGGCGATATTATATTTTTGACATTGGCACAAGAAAAGTGCCGGTTTCTAGGGGTAGAAAATGGGTAAGTCAAGCGCAGCACCACCAGCACCAGATTATATTGGCGCAGCCAAGCAGCAGGGTATTGATAACCTTGCAGCGGCTAGACAATCGAACATTATGTCAAACCCAAATATGTATACGCCATTTGGGAATCAGACGGTAACGTATTCTGCCCCCACGTTTGACCAAAGTTCATACGATGCGGCGTTAGCTAAATACAACGCTAACAACGTAGACCGTAATAGATATTACAGACCAGACGAACAAACTGGGCAAACATATTTTGACCAAGCAAGTTTTGATGCCGACAATGCAAAACGAGGCGCAGCGCCAACCCGTGAAGGGTTTATGACTGGTGGTGGTCAACCAACAGTTACTCAAACCCTTACCCCACAAGCGCAACAAACGTTAGATGCACAGCAACGTGTGCAAACTTCATTAGCAAACCTTGGTGAAAGAGGCATTTCAAATGCTTACGCTACGCTTTCGCAGCCTTTTACACCAACATCAACTGATATTAAAAAAGATTTTACTGGGTATCAACCAGCGCCATTAGCCGATCAATATGGTTTAGCGCAAGCAAAAACCGCTGCTGACACTTACGGTTTAGCACAACGACAGATTGATACAAGCGGTTTGACCCAAATGCCTACCAATGCAGGCATTAATGCTCAACAAGCTATTTTGGCAAGACTTGACCCCACTATTCAAGCCGGTGACGTATCTTTTAAGCAAGCATTAGCAAACCAAGGTTTAGCGCCAGGCACAGCTGCCTACGATGCGGCGTATAGAAACCGTCAAATGGGTATTAACGACTTGTATAGCCAAGCTGCGCTACAAGGCATCAATATCGACATGGCGGCTCGGCAACAAGGTTTGAATGAGCAATTGTCGCAGGCCGGTTTGTACAACACAGCGGTAGGACAAAACTTTGGTCAAGGTGTAACAGCCGATCAACTTGCGAATGCCGCAATTGGTCAAAACTTTGGTCAAGGTATTACCGCACAAGGTCAGCAGTACAACCAAGCATTAGCAAAAGCCCAGTTCCAAAATACAGCGCAACAACAGCAATTAGCGCAGGATTTGGCGTTACGACAACAGCCAATCAATGAAGTCATTGGGTTAATGGGCGGTTCACAGATTCAATTGCCTCAATTCCAAGGTTATCAAGGCATGAGCGTAGCGCCATCACCAACTTTTGCGGGTGTGCAAGCGCAGGGACAAGCTGATATGTCACGGTACGGCATCCAGCAAGCGGGTCAAAACGCTACGACTCAAGGTCTTACCTCGGCTGCGTTGGCTGCTGCAATGTATTTTTAATGTTAGGACTAGCTTTCTCAGGCGGGAAGGATTCTTTAGCGTGTTGGTACTTGTATCGGGAAAAGAATCCCATTGTCTTTTGGGCAAACACGGGCAAGGCTTATCCTGAAACAATAGAAATAATAAACAGAATTAAAGCGCAAGCAGTTGAATTTATTGAAGTAGTTTCAAATCAACAAAGTCAAATTGAAAAATTTGGATTGCCTAGCGACATTGTGCCAATAAACAACACAAAAGATGGGATGGAATTAACAAAGCAAAAATCTGTAATGGTGCAAAATTACTTAAATTGTTGTTACGAAAACAAATCAAAACCTTTAATGGAAGCTGCAAAAGAGCGTGGGATTACTCAAATGATTCGTGGTCAACGGCTTGATGAAAGTCATAAAAGTACAGCTAAACATGGGTCAATAGTAAATGGAATTATGTTTATTCAACCGATAGAAACATGGACTAAAGAGCAAGTTTTGGCGTTTTTACGGACTCAATGCCAGTTACCAGAACATTATGCAATCGACCATTCGAGCCTTGATTGTTACGATTGCACAGCGTATTTGGAACATTCAGCGGATCGAGTGGCATGGATGAAAGAAAAACACCCAAATTTGCATGAAAAATATAAAATAAACATGGCGGCACTAAAGTCTGCCTTGTTGCCTACTTTAGAGTTATTAAGGAATTGCGATGCTTAATCAATATGTCAACATGACTCCGCAGCAGAAAATGGCTCAAATGCTGCAACAGCAGCAGCAACAGACTCCGTTGCAAGGTCAGGAAATGGGTCAAATGCCGCAAGTCCAAAATCCTATGGCTGGCGCTCAAGATGCAATAAATATGTATAGCAAAATGAGCCAACAAAACAAGATGCAAGATATGCAAGATTACATGGCTCGGTTGAAACTTGGTCAAGCGCAAACTGGCGGTATGTTTGACCGTGGTAATGCCCAAGGCGGCAATTACACCGGTGACATGGGGACTTAATCATGGATTTAGATTACAACACTAGATTAGCGGCAATTCAGCGCAACGAAAAGTTAGCGCAGATTATGCAACAACAAGCGTTTCAGCCAATTGATATTCAGAGCTATCAAGGCATCCAAGCGCCTATTTCCCCTTTGTCTGGACTTGCCAAAGTGTTGCAAGCCTATATGGGCGCAAAAGGCACAGGCGATGAAGAACGCATCAAGCTAAACCAAGAAGCCAAGGTTCAAGCGCAACAAATGTTATCAGGATTGCAAGACAGGCCAGCCTCTCCTGGTCGTGCTGCGGTCATGGGTATGCCTGAAATTCAAGCACAGCCTGCAACATCATTTACCCCAATGGGTTCTGACTTTGAGGACAATCCAAACTTAGCAGTTGCACCGTCGGGCAACGTGGAAACGCCTGCCGTGGCATATCAGCCTGCCGTAGCACCACAAGCAGCAGTTGCGCCACAAGCCGCTGTGCAAATGACGCCAGAATTAAAACGTCAGCGGTTGGTTGAAATGATGATGGGTGGCAATCCGTATGCCTCACCAGTTGCTAAATTGATGTACGAAAGTTTAGAAAAACAAAATACAGGGCCATTGGCTGAATACCGTCTTGCTCAAGAGCAAGGATACAAAGGCACGATGAAAGATTATCAAATTGAACAAGCGCAAGCAAAGCGTTCAATTACTAACGTTAATATGCCGTCCTCAATGGCCCCAATGTTTGTAAGAGATAAAATAACTGGCGAAAAGTTATATGTTCAAGCAAATACTCGTGGCACGATGGATTTGTCTAGATATGAACCAATTGAAAAGCCAACGGATTTAAGAACGCAATTGGCTGATGCGGGTATCTTTCCAAATAATCCTGATGGAACGCCAAACCCTAAATATGTAGAATATGCTGAAGCTGCATTACGCAAAAATTATTCAATGACAACTCCTGCTGGATCAGTTACGACAGGGCCTGGGGAAAAACCACCTGGGTTTGTTCCAAAAACAGACGTAGG